AGGAATTGACTGGCATTATCGTTATCTGTCACTGGCTAAAGAAGTTTCCACTTGGTCTAAGGATCCTTCAAGCCAGATCGGTGCAGTTGCTGTAGGCGTAAAGGGTCAGGTTTTAGCTCAAGGCTATAATGGCTTCCCACGTGGAATTCAGCATTCTGCAGAACGACTAAATACTCGTGAGCTTAAATATAAGTTCGTAGTTCATGCTGAAATGAATCTAATCTATAATGCTACATATAATGGCGTTTCCCTTGATGGATCCACAGTATATGTTCATGGATTACCATGTTGTTCAGAGTGTGCAAAGGGTCTTATTCAGGTCGGTGTTGATCAGGTTATCATGCCAAAGATGCCAGAAGATACTCCACAGATTTGGCAAGATTCTTTCGAACTTACCGCAGAGTTATTTAAAGAAGCAAAGGTAGCATGGCAATTCATATGAGAAATGTAATCACTAATCCTATAAGTAATATTCCAAAGAACGAGAAGTCGCATAGTCATGGTTGGACTCAGGTATGGCAATACCAGCTTGAAGCATGTATCAGCCATAAGTGCTCTCCAGGAATACTTGATTACGATACTGTTTACATTGAACACGGCGCAAACTTTGGTGGTACCCTCAATCTATTTGGAGGTGCTGCCAAAGAAGTATATGACCGTATTAATTTAGTAGCACGTTGTAAAAATATCATTTCACTTGATTGGGATATGCCTGATTATGGTGCAATGTTAAAGAAACGGATTGGTGCTGCAACAACGTATGAAGGTATCACTGAAGAGTGGTGCGATATGGTGAGTGCAAGGTTACAGAACGTGCCTTCACTGAAACAAGAAGATATTAAAACTTTGGAGGGAATTACAGTTGGAGACAGTCATACTATCGCTTTTAGTCACCGCACTGATATGGTGTTACGTAATGATGGCAAAACATTACATGGGTCACTCAAAGCCGGCCTTCGGACTCTCTTCAGAGATGTTCCACCGGCTGGTAGAATCACTCTATGTCTTGGTTCTATTGATATTAGGCATCATGTATTACGACACAATAGTTTCGTTCTTGCTGAAAATATTCGGGAATACGTAAAGCAAGGTTCTGAATTACAACAAGATGGTTGCGATGTATACTACGCTGCACCTGTTCCAGTTGAGTTCGAAGAACGACGTATACCTAAGACTGGGTTCTATAAAAAGACTCCATTCTTTGGATCATTGCAAGAGCGATGTGATCTTACTAATAGATTTATTGATGAATTAAATAAGCAGTCAGGCAACAAAGTGATCATGCCACCAAGTGAATGGTACACAATGGATCCTGAGAAATATGCAAAAACATTTATGGAGCATGGATCATCTGTCCACATTGCTCCACCATTTTATAGACGTAATGATTGGGGAGTAACTGGACTTGGCGCATAATAAACATGTAACAGATGGGGTCAATAAAGATGTCGGACCTCTATATACAATTGATGATGCAAAAGATGAATTTCTTTATCTTGCATATGATTGGGAAGATCCTAATCCTCCACCTCGTATTACAGTTCACGACGGGATTAGGGTTGTTCGTGATGATGACTTAGTTGGAAGTAAGGTGCGTGGTGGAGACTGTTTGGTCTCATCTCTTCCTGATCATATTGACACTCTTGTTTATGTACAACCTCGCACTGGCTTAGCCGGTGTATCTTTGCTTGATGTAGCAAAACGACATGGGATGAAGGTTAAACTATTCATGCCTTCGTCTAAACGTATTTCACATCACCAAGCTTGTTGTATTGAACGAGGATGTGAATACGAATTTCACCGTATTGCAGCAATGCCTAACCTGAACCTGATTGCAAAGAAGTGGGCTGATGATCATCCTAATGCATTCTTTATTCCATTAGGTTTAAAGCATGAGATGGTTACGGCAGGTATCGTAAAGGTTGCATCCGAAATAAAAGAGCCTCAAGAAGTATACGTGGCCACGTCCACGGGCGTACTCTCACGGGCACTACAAATTGCATGGCCTAATGCTAAGTTTACTTCAGTATGTGTGTCACGTAATATGAAGGCTGGTGAGCTTGGTGTAGCAGAACCTATCTCAGAACCACTTGCATTTCAAGCATCTGAAAAGGAACACAACCTTCCACCGTTTCCTAATATAAGTACATACGATGGTAAAGCATGGAAGTACATACCTAAGAACAGTGGTAAAGATATCTTATTCTGGAACGTAGGTAAAGAACCAGAGCTAATGGATGATACCATATACGATCGAATTGATTCATACAGAGACTGGGCTAAAAATGTCAAAACAATGGTTGAATGAAGAAGCACTAGATGTTTTAGTTAATTACTACTACCCCAGAGCAAAATGGTTGCAGGATAACTGTAACTGGGGTGCTGTGTCATATACTGGTCCTGAAGCAACCGCTGCAGTTAATGATCCGATTATGCAAGAGATAGATATTTACGATTGTTTTAGTCGTAATGCTGCAGGATTTAGTAACGTATTGCAAGACCTAAAGTTCATGACAGATACTCCTAAGTGGCATCATCAAAATGCAGCTAGGCATAAGATCATTGAAGGATATAACACCAAAGGGTGGGATCTTAAAACCTGGATGTTTGTATACCTTGGTCACCGAGTATTCGGATCTGGTGCATCGTTTGAAGATGATCATGGATACCGTAACAATTGTGTACAGCATTGGGGACACATGAGTAACTGGCAAGAGATGGCAGATGATGCAGTAGCACGTAAAGCCACTGGCCAACCACTGTTTACTAGCAAGGGTAACCAACCACCTTCTCCACGTAAGGGCGTATCGTGTGTTGACTACCTTGTAAATGAAGCACCAGGACAATTAGATGATCTAATAGAATGGTTAAGTATTGGTGAAAAGAAGACACATAAAGCCGTTGTAGATTTTTTGAATGAACACAACCTTCGAGAAGGACATAAGCGATTTAACTTTATATACGCAGCTTTCTCATATGACTTAGGTGATTACCATAAGGATTTGATTGATGATCAATCGCATGGATACTTTGGTAACAATGCCGTACGTTGCATGAAACGACTATCTACTGGATACACTACTGACGAATTCATGGATATACTTTCTGAACGTACCGGTGGTGCACCAAGAGATCTGGAAGATGTTATGTGTGACTTTGTTCGATTTGGCCAAAACTATGTGCCACGGGGCAATGGAACGTTTGACCACATCAATTCTACCATTCAAAACAATTCAGGTTGGGATTCTGGATGGGATCAAAGGCAAGGCGAAGGCAAAGAAAAAGGTGTACAAATCGATGCTTTCATGTTATAATATACCATATATGAATGAAACTAGCAGGAGAATACAATGTCCATAATGGATAAACTAAAGAAGAACTCTAAGATTAAAGAAACCGCAGTGCTTTCTGAATCTAAGCTCTTTAAAAATATGGACATGGTTACTACACCTGTTCCAATGATTAACGTTGCTTTATCTGGTGATCCGGATGGTGGTCTTTCTAGTGGATTGACGGTTCTAGCAGGACCTTCGAAACACTTTAAAACTTCATTTGCATTGCTTATGGCTGCGGCATATCTAAGTAAGCATAAAGACGCCATCATGTTGTTCTATGATTCAGAGTTTGGTTCACCTCAAAACTACTTTGAATCTTTTGGCATTGATACGTCACGTATTCTACATACGCCTATTACTGATGTTGAGAAGCTTAAGTTTGACCTAGTATCACAGCTTGAAGAGATCGAACGTAACGATAAAGTTATTATTGTTATTGACTCTATTGGTAACCTTGCATCTAAGAAAGAACTTGATGATGCTATCATTGGTAAGTCTGTTGCTGATATGACACGTGCTAAAGCTCTTAAAGGTTTGTTCCGTATGGTTACTCCATATCTAACAATGAAAGATATTCCTTTATTGGCTATCAACCATACATATCAAACTCAAGAAATGTATTCTAAAGCTGTTGTATCTGGCGGTACAGGTATTTACTATTCAGCAGATAACATCTGGATCATTGGTCGTCAGCAAGATAAAGTAGGCACTGAGGTTAAAGGTTATCACTTTATTGTTAACATTGAGAAGTCTCGATTCGTAAAAGAGAAATCTAAGATTCCTATCTCTGTGTCATGGGACGGTGGTATTGAGAAATACTCTGGCCTTCTAGATCTAGGATTGAATCTAGGCTATATTGCTAAACCTTCTAATGGATGGTATTGCCATGTTGATCGTGAAACTGGTGAACTTGTAGATCCTAAGTATCGTGAAAAAGATACATATAAGCCAGAGTTCTGGGATCCTATTCTAAACAATACTGATTTTAAGAACATCATTAAGCATCACTACACTATTGGACTAAAATCTATGCTTGGCGATGAAATAGATGTATTTAGTAGTGTACAATCGGAGACAACCAGTGTATAATATAGACCAAGACGATTACAAATTAGTTGAGCGTCCTGAGGATGATTTTTATACTGTACAGCTTCTAACTGGCCAGTACGTAGGTACTAAGTACCAATATGGCAGTGTAACAGCTGAAGTTAATGAAGACACTGAAACTGCAACCCTTGCATTCAAATGGACTTTGATTGAGGGCGATGAAGATTTAGATTCGTCTGCAGAGTTTCAGAACTATATTGGTGAAGTACTAAGTCACATTCTTCAAGATGCTTTTGATTCTGGCAAATATAATATGGGAAGTAATGATGACACCAACGATACAAACAACGGTACTAAGAAATCTGATCAGCAATGATCAGTTCACTCGTCGAGTAATACCGTTCTTAAAGAAAGAATACTTCGAAGGTCCAGCTCGTATGGTCTTCGATACTGTTCTTGCTTTTGTAACAAAACATAATAATCTTCCCAGTGTGGAGGCGTTAGGCATTGAGTTGTCTAACGCCGATATCCCTGAACAGACTTTCATCGGTGCGATGGAGGTTATGAACTTAATGGATATGAAGGTTGTTGATGACATTAATTGGTTAATTGAATCCACTGAGAAGTGGTGTCAGGATAGAGCAATCTACCTGGCTATTATGAAATCAATTGAAATCATTGATGGTAAAGACGAAAAGACTTCGAAGGATGCATTGCCTGATATATTATCTCAGGCTTTATCAGTTTCCTTTGATAACCACGTTGGCCATGACTATATTGAATCAGCTGATGAACGTTTTGACTTCTATCACTTAGAAGAAGATCGTACACCGTTTGACTTAGATTACTTCAATAAGATCACTAAAGGCGGATTGCCTAATAAGACTCTTAACGTTGCTCTTGCCGGTACGGGTGTGGGTAAATCATTGTTTATGTGTCACGTCGGTGCTGCGGCATTATCGCAAGGTAAGAACGTATTGTACATCACTATGGAGATGTCAGAAGAACGTATTGCAGAACGTATTGATGCTAACCTATTCAATGTACCTATTGATCAACTATCAAATCTATCAAGAGATGCGTTTAAATCTAAGGTAAATAAGGTAGCTAGCAAGACTGCTGGTAAGCTTATTATTAAAGAGTATCCCACTGGTTCTGCCCACGCTGGTCACTTCCGTGCATTACTTAATGAGCTTAAGTTGAAGAAGAAGTTTGTTCCAGATATGGTATTCATTGACTACTTAAACATCTGTTCATCTTCAAGGATCAAAGGATTAAGTGGAAGTGTTAATACGTATTCCCTCATCAAATCTATTGCAGAAGAGCTTCGAGGACTTGCAGTCGAATTCAACGTGCCAGTTGTCACAGCGACTCAGACAACTAGAAGCGGATTTGGATCAAGTGATGTCGGCCTCGAAGACACGTCTGAATCATTCGGATTACCTGCTACAGCCGATCTTATGTTTGCTCTCATCAGTAATGAAGAGCTCGAAGGATTGAATCAGATCATGGTTAAGCAATTGAAGAACCGTTACAATGATATCGGAGTCAATAAGCGATTCATTGTAGGTGTTGATCGTGCTAAGATGCGTTTATATGATGCAGAAGAATCTGCTCAAGCAATCGGTGGAAGCGGTCAAGCTCCTCCTCCTCCAATACCATCATTCGGTAGTAAACCTGCAGAGAAAAGAGATTT